GATCGTTTGAGTGCTAAGGTGATCGGCCTTCCGGCATGTGTCATGTGATCCTTGTACATGGGATCACCCCATTGGCCACTTAGTGCCTTAAAAAGCGCACGGTAGCCATTGAGAATTGACAATGGAGCCTTCGAATACGGGGCATAGCCGCGATACATCGCGACGTGCCACTTCTTCGAATAACCCATCGGCTGGGGGTCATAAGACCACCTACCAAGTAGGTCAGAACCGCGAGGTACATACGGATAGAGACGTATAATCTTCTCTACCGTTTTGTGCATGTACTCTGCGGCTCTACTGTAACCACCATCAGCAAGCTGATTTGCGGTGGAACAAGTAGAAATTAGCTCGTGAACATCCCGTTTTGATTGAGGAAGGTCGCGGCGTACTCGTACGGGGGTAACATCAACCCCGTCGTAGTAGTCGCCACCACAGGATTCGCGGAACTTCCCTTTTGAGAAGCTCTTTGACCTGTTGACCCGAAGACCATAGGTCTCGAGAAATTCTTCAACCAAACAGACACTATCCACGGGGACAATAATATCGTCACCGTAGACGCGTACCTCTCCTGCAGCAAAGATATCTAATATCTCTGAAGCAGAATGTCCGCCAGCCTGACGCAATGCCGAAAAGATAATAGCTGAAAATGCCATTACCTCAATCGGAAAGCACAGGGCAGACCCCATTGAAGCGAACTTCCTTAGAGTAATAATCTTACCCGATGGAAGTTCACTGCGAAGTGAACGACTGGCCATAACTGCTTCTTGAACAGTAGGCCATGGTGCGAGAGAGTCATGAATTAAACTCGCAAGCACACGATCACTCGCCTCAGAAAGATCAATTGTCGCATAGTTTCGACGTACCGAACCTTCTCGAGCTTTCACCCGATTAGGCAATTGGTCCGTGAAACCCTGAGAGGCTCCTATTCGGGAGTCTTCCAGGAGCGGCACAAGCGTCGTCATGATGGCCTGCTGCACATATTGCATGTGCGTCGGTTCCATCGCGATAACGCGAGGAGTTTTCTGAGTCTTTGGAACGAAAACCACCTTTACGGGTGGTTCCAGTTCCACTGGGAGGAGATTGTAACTGTAGCCTGGACCGGGCTTCCAAGAATGCGCGCAATAGCGTGCATATGGAAAGAGCGGTTCAAGTCGGTCTGTCCATCTGGGCAGATCCCACTTTCGGTTTCCCAGAAGTTTATCCTGAGTAGAACCGGGGCCGTGCTTGGGCTTGACTTCCAAACGCTCGATAGACCTTGTAAGGTCGTTAAGAACGTCGGAATAGAGCCAAGCGAAACTACGTGAAAAGTCGTGACGTTGTTCATCACTTAATGCTTTCTCCGTAGCTTCCAGATCAATCTCACAATTTACGTAAGCATCTTCAGCAGCGTTGCGACGGGCTTCCGTTGTTTCACGCTCAATCTTCTTAAAGATGAGTGTTAACTGACGTATAGCCCTAATCGCCTCGATGCTTGGATGCTCGCGGATCATAGCAGTACTAATATCGAACACCTGACTAAGGAAACCTCGTAAAAATACGGGGAGACCTCGTCTCTTCTTGAAACTAAGGAAGAGACTAGAGTCAATACGGCCCTGTTCCAGACAACTTTCGAAGTCTGAGGCAAAGGTCGGGAGAGTGATTGTAAGAAACGAATCACCCTCGTGTTCGACCCGTTCGCGCATAGTTTGTATGTCGCGAATGGAGCTCGTGCCACACTGTTCGGCGCAATCAAGCGCCAGTTCAGACCAG